AAAAGAAGAGGTTATAGAGGTTACTCTATGAACAGACCAGATAAAGTATATATGAAGTTGTCAGTTACAGAAAGAGAAATAGGTGGTATACCTAATTCTAGCCAAGATATAAAACAAGCCCACGCTGCAGCTATAGAATCTTATATAGAAACTTATGTTGGTAATTTAGGGGAAAAATATGGTGATATGTATTTTCAAAAAACATTAGAAGATTGGTCAAGATTTGATATAAACAATAGAACAAAGCATGATGCTTCTATAAGTTCAGGTTTAGCTATAATGGCTTGCAACAAAAACCTATATACACCTGTATTTAAAAGAAAAGTAGAAGTTAAAAATTTAGGTTTTAAAAAATACGATAATAAAGGATTTAGTTCAAAAATAATAAGATAAATGATTTACACTAATTACGCAGGTTCGTTTCCTAGTCAGGTTGTATCTGATGAAGAAAAGCAAAGTTATGACTATGGTTACGCCGTGGGTAGAGCTATTGAAGGAGAGTGGTTTTCTGGAGATAGAGGGGGTTTAGGTAATAGATATCAAAATAGTTGGTTAAACTTTCACAGATTAAGACTCTACGCAAGGGGCGAACAACCTGTTCAAAAATATAAAGATGAATTAGCTGTCAATGGCGATTTATCCTACTTAAATTTAGACTGGAAACCTGTTCCAATAATACCAAAATTTGTTGATATTATAGTAAATGGAATGTCGCAAAAAATATTTGATATTAAAGCTTTTGCTCAAGATCCAGAGTCGTTAAAGAAAAGAACAAAATACGCAGATGCTATAATGCGTGATATGTATGCTAAAGAAATAATTGAAGCTACAAATCAAGCTACTGGTATGGATTTCTTTAACACTAATGACACGGACAATTTGCCTGAAACTCAACAGGAGTTAGACTTACATATGCAACTAAGCTACAAACAGTCAATAGAAATAGCTGAAGAAGAGGCTATTGAAAATGTTTTAGCTTACAATAAATATGATTTAATAAAAAAGAGATTAATACAAGATTTAACTATAATAGGAATAGGAGCTGTAAAAACTGATTTTAATTTAGCTAATGGCGTTACAGTTAACTACGTAGATCCTGCTAATTTAGTTTATTCTTATACAGAAGATCCAAATTTTGATGATATATATTATGCTGGAGAAGTTAAATCAATAAGTTTAGTTGAATTAAAAAAGCAATTTCCTGGTTTATCAGATGCTGAATTAGAAAAAATTGAAAAATTTCCTGGTGACGCTAATTATACTAGAAACTTTTACGCGCAACAAGACTCATATAATCAAGTTCAAGTTTTATATTTTGAATATAAAACGTACAGCAATCAAATATTTAAAATAAAACAAACTGATCAAGGTCTTGAAAAAGCTTTAGAAAAGCCAGATACTTTTAATCCACAACCAAACGATAACTTTGAAAGAGTAGGTAGAAGTATAGAGGTTTTATATACTGGCGCTAAAATATTAGGACATGAAATGATGTTAGAATGGAAAATGTCTGAAAACATGACACGACCAAATTCAAATCTAACTAAAGTTAATATGAATTATTCTATATGCGCTCCTAGAATGTATAAGGGAATGATAGAGTCTACAGTTAGTAGAATAACAGGTTTTGCTGACATAATACAACTTACCCATTTAAAACTACAACAAGTATTATCTAGAATGGTACCAGATGGAGTTTTTGTTGATGTAGATGGTTTAGCTGAGGTTGATCTTGGTAATGGCACAAACTACAACGCTTCTGAAGCTTTAAACATGTATTTTCAAACTGGTTCTATAGTTGGAAGATCCATGACACAAGATGGTGATTTAAATAGAGGCAAAGTTCCTATTCAAGAACTTCAAACTAGTAATGGTGGTGCTAAAATACAAAGTTTAATACAAACATATCAGTATTATTTACAAATGATACGTGATGTAACAGGTTTGAATGAAGCTTCTGATGCTAGCACACCTAGTAAGGATGCGCTTGTAGGTTTACAGAAATTAGCCGCGGCAAATTCAAATACAGCACTAAGACATGTTATGCAAGGTGGTTTATATTTAACTTTAAGAACTTGTGAAAACATAGCATTAAGAATAGCTGATGCTTTAGAATATCCGTTAACTAGAGCTGCTTTAATAGATTCTATATCATCATACAATACTGGCACACTGGAGGAGTTGCAAGAAAAAAATCTACAAGATTTTGGAATATTCTTAGAATTAGAACCAGACGAAGAAGCTAAAGCTCAATTAGAGCAAAATATACAAATAGCTTTACAGTCAGGTGGAATAGATTTAGATGATGCAATAGACATTAGACAAGTAAAAAATATAAAACTAGCAAACGCTTTGTTAAAGCAAAAAAGAAAAGCAAAAGCTAGACAAGATCAAGCTAATCAACAAGCTAATATTCAAGCTCAAGCACAAGCCAATGCTCAAGCTTCAGAAGCTGCTATAACCGCTGAAATGCAAAAACAACAAGCTTTAGCCGAAACAACTATACAAATAGAAACTTCTAAAATGCAACTTGAAATGAAAAAAATGCTTCAAGAAGCAGAAATAAAAAAAGGTTTAATGGCTGAAGAATTTAGTTACAATATGCAACTTGCTCAAATAAAAGCTAAAGCTGAAACAACTAAAGAGCAAGAAATAGAAGACAGAAAAGACAATAGAATAAAGATGCAAGGAAGTCAAGAGTCCAAGCTAATAAATCAAAGACAAAACAACACACTACCTCAAGATTTTGAGTCAGCAGGATTTGACAATTTAGGAGGTTTTGGATTAGAGCAATTTGATCCTAGATAAAACAATTATCAATTTTTTTAATTATATTATATTATGTCAGAAGAAACAAAAACAAATGAACCTGTTAAACAGGAAGGTGACTTTAAGTTAAAACAAAAAAGAAAAACACCTAAAAAGTTATCAGCTCCAGAAGAAACAATAAAAATGGATTTTGCGGCTGTTGCTAAAAAAGAAGAACCAGTAAAGGTTGATTTAAGTAAAGTAAAACAAGAAGAAGATGCCGTTCAAAAACAAGAAACAGAGGGCAGCGTGTTACGCGAAGAAAGACCCGAGGTGGGATTGCAAGAAGTGGGACAAGGAGACGAAAAGCCCATTGAAAGTCCTATTAAAGAAGTGCAGGAAGTAGAAGAAGAAACAAAAAAAGTTGAACAAGAGATAAAAGAAGCAATAAGAGATGAAAAGGTATTAGGGAAAAAACTACCTGAAAACATTGAAAAATTAGTTTCTTTTATGGAAGAAATGCCAGGTGCTACTATAGAAGATTATGTTAGATTAAATGCTAATTATGACAATATAGATAATAATACTTTACTTAGAGAATATTACAAAAATACTCGTCCACACTTAGATTATGAAGAAGTTAATTTTTTATTAGAAGATAATTTTTCATATGATGAAGAGTTAGATGATGAAAAAGATGTTAGAAAAAAGAAGCTAGCATATAAAGAAGAAATTGGAAAAGCTAAAAGCTTTTTAGAAGGTTTGAAAAATAAATACTATGATGAAATCAAGTTGAAATCATCGATTAGTGAAGACCAGCAAAAAGCAATGGACTTTTTTAATAGATATAATGAAGATCAAAAAAAGGTGACTCAGCAGCGTCAAGCTTTTGAAAAAGTAACTAAAGATACTTTTAATGAAAATTTCGAAGGTTTCGATTTTAACTTAGGAGATAAAAACTTTAGATACGGAATCAAAAATCCTAACGATGTTGTTAAAAACCAATTAGACATTACAGATTTTGTTAAGACGTTCTTAAATGAAAACAATGAACTAATTAATCCAAAGGGTTACCACAAAGCCATGTACGCTGCTAGAAATGCAGATACAATAGCTAAACACTTTTATGAACAAGGCAAAGCCGATGCTGTAAAAGATGTTATTGCTAAGTCAAAAAACATAACTACAGAACCAAGAAAAGAAGGTGTTAATGGGAGCGTTTTTGTTAATGGATTAAAAGTTAAAGCTATAAGTGGTGCTGATTCTTCAAAACTTAAAATAAGAAGAAAAAAATTTAACTAAAAAAACTTTAAAAAATTATGAGTTTACAACCTCAATTTGGGAGTTTAATCCCATCTCAAAAACAAGAAGTGCTTAACAGTAACTACTTACAGTGGACTGATTCAAATGGCGCTAACTTCGTAGATTTTGCACAACAATATCTACCTGAAGTATATGAACAAGAAGTAGAGCGTTACGGAAACCGTACGTTATCTGGCTTTTTAAGAATGGTTGGCGCTGAAATGCCAATGACATCTGATCAAGTTATATGGTCTGAGCAAAACAGATTACATATTGCTTATGAAGACTTAACTCCTGCTTATGGAGCTAGCAATGTTATCAATTTTACTGGAACTCCTGCTGATGTAATCAACGTTATTTCTGTTGGTGCAACAGTTGTAGTTTTAGATAACTTTGGAAACGAAGCAAAATGTTATGTTAGCGCTACTGTTCCTGGTGGAGCTGGTGTTGGACAAATTACAGCTTTACCATACACTGCTGCTACTTTAGCTGCTGCTGGATTAACTGGTACTGTAAAAGTATTTGTATATGGTTCTGAATATGGAAAAGGATCTGTTACACCTAACTACAACGCTGCTAACCAAACAGATGGATATATTAGTGTTGATCCTCAGTTTACTCAATATTCTAATTCACCAATCATAATCAGAAACAAATATGTTGTAAATGGTTCTGATATGGCTCAAATTGGTTGGGTTGAAGTTGCTACTGAAGATGGAACATCTGGATATTTATGGTACTTAAAAGCTGAGTCTGAAACAAGACTACGTTTTGAAGATTACCTAGAAATGTCATTAGTTGAAGGTGAAAAAGTAGACACAAATAGCTCTGCTATTACTGGCATAGCTGGTACTCAAGGTCTTTTCGCTGCAATCGAAGAAAGAGGTAACGTAAACACTGGTTTTACTGCTGCTGCTGGAATTGATTCTTTCGACGCTATCCTTAAAAACCTAGATACTCAAGGAGCTATTGAAGAAAACATGTTATTCTTACAAAGACAAACTGCTTTGGATTTTGATGACATGCTATCTGCAATCTCTGGAGGTGCTCAAGGCGGTACTGCTTATGGATTATTTGAAAACTCTGAAGATATGGCTTTAAATCTTGGATTTAGCGGTTTCCGTAGAGGATCTTATGATTTCTATAAAACAGACTGGAAATACTTAAATGATGCTTCAACTCGTGGTGCTCTTACAGGACCATCTTCAATTGAAGGTGTTTTAATCCCTGCTGGAACATCAACTGTTTATGATCAAATCTTAGGAACTAATATCCGTCGTCCATTCTTGCACGTACGATACAGAGCTTCTCAAGGAGATGATAGACGTATGAAGTCATGGTTGACTGGTTCTGCTGGTGGAGCTTTTACATCTGATTTAGATGCTATGGAAGTAAACTTCCTATCTGAAAGATGTTTAGTAACACAAGCTGCTAACAACTTTGTATTATTCAAAGGATTGTAAAAAAATCCTGTAAGTTTTACCCCTGATGAATCTTCAGGGGTAATTCTTACTTTTTAACTATTTAATTATATTATATTATGAAAAAAGAAAATAAAAAAAATTGGGAAATAAAAGATAGAAGATATATATTAAAAAATGGAATGGAACCATTAACCTATACAATACCTTCTAAACATACAAAAAAACACGCTTTATTATATTTTGATCAAGAAAGCGGAAAACAAAGAGAAATTAGATATGCTACAAATCAAGATTCTTGTTTCGTAGACGAACAAAAAGGCGAAGCTACGTTAGGTCATATTATTTTTAAAGACGGTGTTTTAATGGTACCAAAAGAAAAACAAAATTTACAAAAGCTTCTTTCACTTTATCACCCCTTAAAAGATAAAAGTTTTTTTGAATTCGATCCTGTTGAAGTTGCTGTTGATGAATTAGATTTATTAAATCTTCAAGTTGATGCTCTTAATGCAGCTAGAAATATTGATATTGATATGGCAGAAGCTATAATGAGAGTTGAAATAGGATCTAAAGTTACAAAGATGAGTTCTAAAGAACTTAAAAGAGATTTATTAATATTTGCTAGATCAAACCCGGGTTTATTTATTGAATTAGTTAACGATGAAAACGTTCAATTAAGAAACTTTGCCGTTAAAGCTGTAGAAGCAAATATAATAGATCTATCTCAAGATCAAAGATATTTTACTTGGGCTTCTAATGGAAAGAAACTAATGAGTGTTCCTTTTGATGAAAACCCTTACTCTGCAATGGCTGCTTTTTTCAAAACAGACGAGGGAGTAGAAATATTTAAGTCTATAGAGAAAAAACTTAAATAACATGTAATACTAATATATTAGGGTGTCAATAATAGTGACGCCCTAGTGTATTATAATAAAAATATAAAAATGGCGATAAACGTAGATCAAGTTTATAAAACAGTCTTGTTAATCATTAACAAAGAACAAAGAGGTTATTTAACACCTAACGAATTTAACAAACTTGCAACTCAAGTTCAGTTGGATATAGTTGATGGTTATTTTGAAACTATAAACCAACAAATGCGTGTTCCACAAAACGATAGTGAATACGGAGATCGCTACAAAACTGTTCAGGAAAAATTAGATAAATTTAAAACTATAGGTTCTTGCGGTTATAATGGACCCACAAGCACATCACCAGGATATTTTACCCCACCAAATTCTTCAGGGGTTTCAACGGGTTCACAAACGTTTGCTACTATACTAAACGCTACATCATATCCTTTAACAACAATAACACAAGCTCAAGTAGAAACAAGTAATGTTGTTGTAACGCTAGAACAACCAACTGGCACGCCTGGAGTCGCTTATTCTGACTACACAATAACTGGTGGAGCTTTACAATTAACCGCCGGCGCTTTAGCAGCTGGAAATACTATTAGGATAGTGTTATATCCTATTGATTTTTATAAGTTAGGAACTGTATTGTATAAGGAAGATAAAGCTGTAGAAATGGTAGAACGAAATGAATTAGCTTTAATGAATTTATCACCAATAACAAAACCTTCAGAATATTTTCCTGTTTTTGTTTATGAAAATAATCAAATAATAATATATCCTCAAACAATAAATAGCAGTGTTCAAGCAACTTATTTAAGAAAACCAGCTGATGTTGTTTGGAATTTTGACTCTACAGCCGGTTATTATGTTTGGGATCCATCTACTTCTGTTGATTTTGAATTAGATCCAACAGAGCAAACAAATGTTGTATTGCAAATATTAAAGTATGCTGGAGTTGTAATAAAAGACCCTATGATTATACAAGCTGCATCTGCAGAAATACAAAAAGAAGAACAAAACGAAAGAACTTAATAGAATATGGCTATATTACCACCAAACAACGGATTAATAAACGAAACAGCTCAACAGTATTATCAAGGAGCACAAGGTTTTAGAGCAAATTCAACTAACACAACAAATCAAGAGTTTGTTACAACTTTTGACACTGACTTATATTTAGGTGATTGGGATTCTAGTAATCCAAACTATAGTTTAAATAATTTCAAAGTTTATACAAGTCAAACAGGTTTAGCTGGGTCTTATACGGAGTGGTTAACAGCTATGTCGTTAAGCTCTGACAATAAAACAATAAAACTAATAGCAGCGCCTGGCGCAAACGCATATGTTGTTGTTCAGTTAAAAATACTTACAGGAGGAAAGTATGGTCAAACAGAAGCAGAAAAAGCATATGGTCAAGCAACTGACGATAATTATGGAAGTTATCAATATGTAAAACTAAATGACATAATAAATAATTTTCAAGTAGGTTATGTTGGTAAAGACAAATTGCTTCCAAACGCTAAAAGAAGTGATATTATATTTTTTGCAAAAAGAGCAATGCAAGAATTTAGTTATGATACACTAAAAAGTATTAAATCTTCTGAATTAACAATACCTCACAATCTAACACTGGTTATTCCTCAAGACTACGTTAACTATGTTAGATGTTCTTGGATAGATGATTTAGGTGTTAAGCATATTATATATCCTACAAATAATATAACTACCAGCCCTTATTACACACAGCTTCAAGATTCCTCTGGTATACCAACTCAAGACAATTTTGGAAATGATTTAGAAGGAACTTCAATAACACAACAAAGATGGCATAGCGCAGATGATAATTTAGTAGATGGCGCTATTAATATTGGAGGTGATTTTACAGCTAACGACTGGTATGGTTATGGATATGGCTGGGGAATAACAGACGGTTATGGATATGGTCAAAGATATGGTTTAGAGCCACAAGCAGCACAAGGTAATGGTTGGTTTAACATAAATGAAAGAGAAAATAAATTATCATTTTCTAGTAATCTTGTAGGAAAGTTAATTGTATTTGAATATATATCAGATGGTTTAGCTTATGATTTAGATAGCAGAGTTCCAAAACTCGCAGAAGATGCAATGTATGCTTCTATACTTTACTCTTTAATATCTGGAAGAATAAATCAACCTGAATACGTAGTACAAAGACTAAGAAAAGACAAAAGTGCTAAATTAAGAAACGCTAAAATAAGATTATCTAATATTAAACTTGATGAAATAACACAAGTTATGAGAGGTAAATCTAAATGGATAAAAAATTAATACATGGCAGAAGCTAAAAATAGTTTCATTAAGTCTAAAATGAATAAAGACTTAGATGAAAGATTAATTCCAAATAACGAATATAGAGACGCTTTAAATGTAGCTGTTTCTAGATCAGAAGGCAGTGATGTTGGCGCTTTAGAAGTTGTTATCGGTAATGGAACTACTGGTAGATCTTCTGAAACTGGTCATAAAATAATAGGCACTTATGCTGATGAAGCTAATAATAGACTTTATTATTTTAGAACAAATTGGAACTCTCAAAGTAGACCTAACATAAATTCAGGGGCTATATGTACTATAGGTTTTTTAAATACTCTTTCAAACTCAGACACTACTATAGTTAGCGGTTATTTTCTTAATTTTTCACAAACACATTTAATGCATGGTATAAGTCTTATAGAAAATCAACTTTTCTTTACAGACAATAGAAATCAACCTAGAAAAATAAACGTAGATACAGCAACAGCTGATCCTAATTATTATTTTAATGAAGACCAAATATCTGTAGCTAAATTTGCACCTTATACACCTCCACATTTTTTAAATTTAAGAGCTCAAGCAGAGCAAAGATTTGTAGATTTAATAGATCCTTTATACCCATCTACAATGTCAGATGCTGCTGATCCACAAGTTGTAGAAATTGGTACTTATAAAATATCTCAAAACAACTTAGCTGTAAAAAAGTACAGAAATGGAGACGAAATAACAGAAGCTAGAACTTTAATAGACTGGCAACAGGCTGACACTGATCAAAAAGGCGCTTGGTGCTATTATGCTAATTATAACGGTAATGGTGTTACTTATGGACTTCTTTATAACAAATGGGCTGTTATAGACGCTAGAGGTTTAGCGCCAGTAGGTCATAGAATACCATCAGTTCAAGACTGGAATAACATAATTGCAGCCGGAGGAACAACAGGTAGTCTTTATAAGAGTCCTTTTTTGTGGAACGACCAAACACCTGGTTATGTTGCTGGTACTAATTTATTAGGTACAAATATATTACCGGGCGGCATGCGACAAGGAACTAGCACATATCCTGATGGTTTTACTGATTTGACAGCAAGAGCAGGTTTTTGGACCAGTGACGCTATTACCGCTGGTAGTGCGCCTGTTGTTGATTTTCAAGCAAGTAACACCATAGACACAACATTAACCGCTAGCACAATAAGAGGTTATTCTGTTAGAGTTTTAAGAAATGATAATTATACTGGTTGGAACGGTGATCCAGATTTTTTAACAGAAAGATTTGTAAGATTTGCATATAGATTTAAATTTGATGACAACGAATATTCTATAATATCACCTTTTAGCCAAGATGTTTTTATACCTTATCAAGAAGGTGAGTTTGTAAACGAAGATGAAAACGAAGCTTTTATAACAACCATAGTTGAGTTTATGCAAAACTCTATAAACAATGCTGTTTTAAATATAGAACTGCCTTGTATAGATATAATCAACAATTACAAAATAAAAGCTATAGATATAATATTTAAACAATCAGACACTCAAGCTTATCAAGTTATAGAGACGGTTAAGGTTGATTCTAATTTTATAGCAAGTTTAAATAATACTAATATATATCAATACTCTTACGAGTCGACTATACCTATAAAAACTCTTCCAGCGGTTCAATCTACTAGAGTTTTTGATAAAGTTCCTGTTAAGGCTTTGGCACAAGAAACAGCTGGAAATAGAATAATATATGGAAACTACTTAGAAGGCTATAGCGCGCCTAATGGTTTAGATTATTATGTAGGTGTTGATCAAAAATCCGCTCAACAGTTTATAGAATATCCTCAACATCATATAAAGCAGAACAGAAATTATCAAGTTGGTATAATATTAGCCGATAGATATGGTAGACAAACAGATATAGTGCTTTCTAATTTTGATGGAGTTTTAGATGAAAATGGAGATCCTAGACCTGGCTCTAACTATTTTAATGACTATAAAGATGTTGGGTTTGCAAATGATTTACCTTTGTGGCACGGTGATAATTTAGTTTTAAATTATTTACAGCAAATACCAGAAGGTGATATAGGTATATCAGGATATCCAGGTGTTTATGCTAAAGGCAACTATTATGAAGTAGACACTGAGTCAACACAACCACCAAGCGCTTTATATCCAACTTTTATACCTCTTTCAACTCAATATTTTAAATTTACAACCGCAAACGCCGGTACTACATTTGATAGTTATTTTGCATATGCAGACGCTACTGACTCAGACAACACGTTTAACTTATATATTGACTACAACAATGGTTTCAAGTTAATAGAATCTACTGAATATACAATATCTGATAATTCTAATTATTTAAGAGTTACACTAAACACGGCTATAACTGCGCCTCAAGTTGTAAAAGTAGAAATATTATACACATCTGATAGAAGATATAAGTACAGCACCGGAGCTGCTTCTAGTACAAATAGACCTTTATTCCCTGATTGGCCAACTACTTATTCTCAATATTATGCGCCTGGTAAAAAATTAAATGGATTATATATAGATTATACAGAAATAACTAGTGTTACGCCTATAAGTGATGCCAATGGCGTTAGAGCTGTAGAGTTTTTTACAAAAGAAGAAGTTAGTTTAGATTATGTTTTTGACAATTCACCAGGCAGCGCAACAACTGGCTTGCCTCCTAAGACGGGTTTAAATGTTTATGCTACATATGATATTAATCCAAATGGATTTTTTGTTTATAAAACAGCTGTAAAACAACAGCAGCAAGATTATTATAATGTGTTTCTTCCAGGTATTATAAATGGCTACCCAATAGATGAAGAAACTTTAGAACAAAACGAAGTTGCTAATGTTGTTTTAATAACTGACAACATTAATAAAATTCCTAGAAATTTAGAAGATGTAGGCCCAAATCAAAATCAGTTTACGAGTGATGTTTCTATGTGGCCTAGAGTTACAAATATACCAGGTGTTGAATCAACAACTGTTACTTATGAAACTTTTAACAAGCAGGTTGATCCAGAATCTGCTGCTGATCAAGTAAATTTAGTTGGAGGTATAAATGACTTATATCCTGGTTTAAGTGATCAAGTAGCTACAGGATTTATAAACAGAAATGCTATTTATAGTTTTGATACAAAACCTGTTTTAGCTAAAATATCAACACAAAAAGCCGTTGGATTAGGTGAACAATCTTATACTGCACCAGACGATATAAACTTTACAGGTAATTATCCTTATCCACCAAATATGGGGTTAGCTATTTACGAAACAGCTCCATATATATCACCATTAGAAATATTTTATGAGTCTTCTACGTCTGATAGAATATCTGATTTAAATCTGTCTATACAAAACACTAGTAACAATATAACTGGTTTAAATAATTTTACAGTTTCTTTTCTAGAATCAATGGCGTCTGGAACAGCCATAACTAGTGATATATTTCCAGTTGCAAATGGGGTAAACTTATCAAATACAACACTAGTTAGTTATACTGTTTTTGCTCACGACGCTAATGGTAATTTAGACACAACTATTCCACAAGCTAGCAGATTTGTTATTGAGCCAGGTGGTTCAACAGGTAGTTATATAGTTAAAACAAACGATAGATTTTATGCTGGATCTTCTCAAGAGCCTAATTATAATGTAGCAACTAGAGGTAAGTTTCAATTTACTTTAACTTTAGCTCAACTAGACGGAACACAAGTGGATCAGTCTTTTATAGTTCAATTAGAAAATGTTGCTCCTATTGTTCAAAATCCTATAGTAGATAGAACTGGATCTGTTGTTACTACGAGCACAGTTATAGTAAGCTCAGGAAATTCACCTAGAGGAAGAAATGGTTCAGCTAGACAATACAATGCACCGTATAACGACTCTGATCCTACTGGTAGAGAGTTTTTATCTAGTAGTCTTCAGTCTGGTTGGCAGGTTGTTAACATAACAAAAACAAACGCTACAACTGGTAATACAGTTGAGGTAACAACTTCAACGACACCTTCTGTAAGTGATTGGGTATCTACTTATCAGTCTTCAGCAGATTGGCCTACTTTTCAAGAAGGTCAAGCTGGTGGAGGTGGGCCTGACGAATGGATTGGTTTTAATCTAAATGGTCGATTAGGTTCTAACGGTCAAAATCCAGGTCCTTTAAATGAACCTAACTATTCTTACGAAATAAACATGTCTTTAAAAGATAGTTTACAAGCTTATAATACAACTGTAGACAGTGCTTATGCTGCTAAAATAACATATAGTGTTGGCGTTACAACATACTTTGGTCAAGTTATAATAGCTAAATACAGTAATTCAGATTCTGAATTCCAACCTGTTTTATCAGGAACAACAATTCAAGGAACATCAACAAAAGATGGTTATTATCAAATGCAAAACTGGACTGATCAACCTGTGTACATATATGCTTACTGTTCAATAAGAAATACAAACGGCGCAACAAAACGATCAACATTTCAATATCCTTTATATCCAAATTCAGATCCTAGATACGGTGACAATAGTACTAATTTTACCGACAGTCAAGGTAATAGCTTTGGAATAAGCACTGGTAATTCTGTTCCAGCGGCTGTTAGTAATTTTAGCAATAACTATTATCCACCACCGCCAAATGGTCCAGGTTCAACAGGTGATGCCGCTGGACCTTATCAATGGATAATAGTTGGTGGCTTACAACCTTTCACGGCTGCTTCAGGAGGAATGACACAAACAAATTTTGATTTAGCAGTGGCTGCAGGATTAAGACCAGGTATGAGATCTAGTGGTGGTTCTTATGGTTCTTACGACTTTTCAGCTTGCGCTATGGTTAATATGGGTTTTAGAGCAAATGCAAATGGTGCTACTGGTGATTTTAATTTAGTATGGAACAATACAACAAACGCAAACATGCCTTCGCCACCTTATTATTTTGGAAATCCTGGTAATCAACCTCCAACGTCTTCGTCTTTAACCTCTGTAACTCTTGATCCTCCAATGTATGTTGGCTCTAATGGTCAAGTTAGTAAATATCCAACAATAGGTATGTCTGATTCTGCGGGTCAATTTATTGGTCCTTAATTTAAGTAATTAATAAAATAAACAAGTAATTATACTATAGTATGGCAGTAAAAACACCAGTAAAATACTACAATACCTTTGTTTTGAAAAAAATAATACAAGGAGATGTTTCACCTATTTACAACTGGTACATAGAAGAAGCTAGAATTAGGGGTGGTTATAATAACGTTCAAACGGGTTTATCACCTAGGGCTTATTTAAGAGCTGAAGATAATTTGCAAGAAGAACTTGGTAATTCTTTAATATATTCAGGTATATTAAACTCTAGAACAGGTGTAAATCAAACTAATCAATTTCCATCGGGTGAAGAAATAACTAGAACTGTTGACCCTCAAAAAGGTACTGTACAAAAGCTTTACGCCGAAGATACTAATTTAATTATATTCCAAGAAAATAAAGTTAACAGAGCTCTTATAGATAAAGACGCTATATATACTCAAGAAGGTCAACCTATACAAACAGCTTCAAATGTTGTTATTGGAGCTATAACGCCATATGCTGGTGAGTTTGGTATATCAAAAAATCCTGAAAGCTTTGCAGTGTATGGTTATAGAAAATATTTTACAGACTCTAATCAAGG